CTCTTTCTTTTGAAAACTCTTTAGTATAGTTTCTGGTTTAGAGTGAGAAGGTTTATACCCGGACATTTGATACGCCATCTGAGATATTTTATCTTCAGGGGTACCAACTTTCTCTAATTCATGATAGGCTTTAATATACTCACCCATCTTACCTCCTACAGGCTCGACATCCGCCATAATAAACTTATCTGGCTCAAGAGTAAAGTTATGAATAAGAGTACCAAGTTGCATTGCACCGCTCTTGGTTTGCATTTCTTGTTGCTTTCGCATTACAAATCTTCTAGGAGACATCTTTAACTCTCCTAGATCACTGTTAGAGATTTCTTCTCTACCGTAGTAATTTTCTTCGGACATTTTCTTTTTCTTGTGTTTCTATTAATAAATCCATATACTCGTTATATAATTCTTGCCGTTGTTTATGGGCATGAATTTTAGCATTTGCGACTTTACGATCTCCGTCGTCAACCATATGATCCACATATAATTCTGGATCATCTAGTGCGCTTTCAAGATAGTATCGTACTACATTATCTCTACGATTTTCTATCGCAGACATCAGTAACCTAATATCCATAAAGTGTCTAAGATAGTTAAAACACTTTGTCTTAAACTCTTCTGTGTATTGTATTGTCATAATTATGATTTTAAAACGTTAATATAAACTCCTGGATTATCTTTATTATATTCAAACTCTAAGAATATAGGAATCATTTCTTCTGCATTATCATCAGTTATCCACCCATATTTTACCATCTGATCTTGTATAGTTTGTGCAGGATTTATGTAGTCAAACTTATGTCTACTCTTTCGCACAAACTTAAACGTAATTCGATACGGCGCTTTGTTCTGTGAATCTTTTCCTTTTAATAATTTTTTGAATTCTTTCTTATACTCTACCCAGTACTTTTTACTATTCTTATAGTATCGCTGAGTTTGTTTAGAAACTATAAAGTATCTTCCCGTCCATCTTCTACCGTTCTTGCTTGACGGCACGTTTCCTGGTATGAATATCCCTCTTGGCATATGTATTCAATTAACTCTGCAGCTTCCCTTAAGCTATTATTAGCTATAAAGTCTGACAGATCTTTTGCTTTGTAGTCAAAGGTATTAAATTTTCCATTAGTAAAAAATAACGGTATAAATCCATACAGTTTCCTATGTTTATTAGCAAAAGATACGCCAGTGCGGTCAAAGTCATATAATATACATATTCGTGCAAATCTGTCATATAAATCTTTGACAACATCTGCAGGAATGACACAACTTTCTGACGATGGCGCCACTGCAGGTATATCCCATATACTCAAACACATAACATCTTTTAATGATTTAGTAATCACTAGTGTATCTCCGCTATCAGGCAGTTGGCTCAAACCTTGTAGGTCCGATGCACTAGTGTTACTAAGCCATTTAAATTTACTATTAGGTTGGTATATTTTCATTCGTCCTTGCCCAAAGTCATACGAATATATAGGATTGTACCTATTAGCGCTAACAATGAGATTACCATTAACCCATACGTGTTCTGCGGGTTGGACGTGAAATCTATTAAGGATGTTACAACATATTCCATATTTAGACCAGAAATTCTTATCCTCCTGCCCATTCCAGGGGCGTGACTTTATTTGAATAGTAGTAGTAGATGGCTCTATATCTTGAAACTCTTTAATATGCTCACCAACATATTGTCTTGTTGGTGTACTAAAGTTGGTAGTAGATATACCAAGCTGAAAGTCATTATCCACAAGTCTGTATGTGTCAAATCGTCTCAGCCCAAATAGTTTAGTAAGAAATGTAAAACAGTCACCTGTTTCACCTGTACTAAAGTCTTTGAAGAAATACTTACCACTATTATGTTTAAAGATAGTAAAAGAAGGAGATTTATCCTTACGGAGTGGTGAGCATATAGCTCTACCGTATTTAAAATCTTTACCTATATAGTATGAGTAGATGTCTAGGCAGGTTATCCTACCTAGAATCTCCTCATCACTAAGTTCTACTACATGGCTACCGTACATTAGAACGGCATTTCAGCACCACCTGTACTCATTACTGTTTCTGGTGTTACTGGAGCCGCATCTGGTTCAGGCTTAACAAGTTTCTTCTTGTTCCAATCTGATATATAAATGTTAGTTTTATCTGCAGGAGTATCCATAGATTCAATAAAGTTAGGATACTTTGGCAAAGATACATACTTACCTTTATAAATAAATAGCATTCTAAACTTTCTGCCTACAAACTTTTGACCAAACAAAGCTGTAACTTTATTTGCATACTCTGCAAATGTAGATACATCATTGATTACAAACTCAGTCTCAGGCATAAACTTAGTAGCAATATGTTTCACACGACGTGATACATCTGTAGCTTGCTTTTCTACATCACCATAGTCTGGATTAGCAGGAAACTCTGCATGCTTTATAGTTGCACCATTTGGTTGCTTAAACTCAAAGTCAAGTCTACCACCCTTATCCATATTAAGGGATACACTTACCAATTCACAATTCTCTACAATACCTACTGATGGTGATACACCACCTGTACTGTTACTTTCTACGTTACTTCCGTACATTTTTCTCTCTTTTAAATTAATTATTATACTCTTCGATAGCCTTTGCTACCAATGCTAAATCGTTTGGTATTTTAACAGATCCAAACATATCCTTTGGAGCTTTACCAGTATTAGTACCGTCATTTTGTGTAATAAACGTATACTGCATACCAGTTTCACTCTTTGTGACATCTGTATACAATACAATAGTAAACATACCTTCGAGGGTAACCACATTGTCCATCATCTTACCGATCGTCTTTGCTTTAGTTACTTTGTTACCGTGTGCGTCGAATGTAACCTCGGAGTGCATCATGAATACCACAAGCAAATCCTCACGCATAGATTTAACTGCATTGATTATCGACCAAGCATTCTGAGCAATCTCAGTAAACTTTTTGAAACCAGTCTCATTAGCTCTACGCATATACTCATTTGCCATAGTGTATTGATAATCATCAATAACAATTGTCTTTATCTCAGGACGTTGCTCATTGATGTAATTCAGACATTTAAGAATCTCACTAGGTACATCACTAGAATGAAATCTACCTTGTGGGTTATCTTTGCTGAATGTAGGATATTTAGTCTTCCATCCTTTGAATGGCAACGCCTTGCGTGCCACGTTAACAATAAATGTAGACTCAGGGTTTAGGTTTTCTATTGAAGTGGATTTCCCTGTACCACTTGCGCCAACTATTAATAATTCTTGTGCCATTAGTCTTTTTTCTCTCTCTTTAGTGCTTTGTTTAACTCTTCCATTGTGTGAACCTGTTCTTCTGCGGGTCTATTCCTATTATACTGTTCAATAAGATATTCCCTGTGTTCTTTGCCTCGGATGTTTTGGGGCTCATCAGTAAATCCCCACTCAATTGTTTTGTCTTCCATGATTAAAATAAATTGATTTCTTTTTTAACGTTTTCTTGTTCTGTATGTCTTGCATTGTATTTGTTACCTCTAAGCTCAGGATGTTTTTCTTGAAGTTTACGGCGACAACGTCCTACCCCTTCAAATGAAGGATATTCTTTATTGTGTAAACCTTTTAGAAAATCTCTGGTGCTTAGAGTATTTAAATTAACATTGTATGCTAATAAAACAAATGCATATAAAACATAATCACAATCTCTAGCCTTGGGTTTGTTCAGGAGTATCACCGACACTCTCTTCTCGTACTTCTTTACTTTCATTGCTTGAATAGGTTGGTGGTTTAGCATCTAATATTTGATTATGAGCCAAATCATTTTCCATTAAAGCAATGCAAGGCTCGCCCTCCCTAACCTTTAAGTAATGCCAAAATATAGCATTATCTGTAGGCCATCTCTTTGGGCCGTATGCCCTAATACCAAGCATCTCTGGTCTGTGTGTTACAATAACAATGTCAGAATACATATAACATGCATCTGCACCAAAGATGTCTTGCTTTTTAGGGTAATGTAAATCAGGGTTTTGTATACGCTCTGATGCTTCGATGTTACGATTCATCTGTGATATAAGGATAAATGCAACTCTAATAACTTTTTTTAGACCATTAAACATAGCCATTAAGTCATAGAGCAGATCTCTATCCTGCGCACCGCCTGCCTTCTTTACAAGTAGAGTATGATCTAACATAATTATAACAGGTTTATTCTTTTCTTTAGAAAAAGCCAATATTGTAGCTTCTAAAGATTTAACACTACCTGGTATATCTACGTAATTTATATCATACTTATTTAACTTACGAGCTTCCTGTACTGCATTCATATAGTAATTGTCGTTCAAATTAAATGTGTCCGACGCACTATATAATTGCTGTGTAGTAATATTCATCTTATTACTAAGTTTACGGCCAATCAGCCGTGAGGATAACATCTCAAAGTTAAATGAGAGCATTGCAAAATCTTCTTCTTGATTAAGATCTTTCAATCCTGTCTCAAGTTGGCCGAGTATTGCAGTCTTACCGCTACCAGACATACCAGCAATAGTTGTGATAGTCTGCCATTCTATACCACCCATAGAAATTCTATTAAACTTTTTCCAAGGGGTGGCTAAAGATTTAATCTCGCCTTTTCTTCTACCGTCTATATAGCGCAATGCTGCACTAGACGCTTTAGATATGTGGCGCCATGGTAAAGGTTTATACTCTTCACTCATACTAAATCTCCTCCATAATCTTGTTCATCTGTGGGTTTCTCTGGCTCAACGTTTTCATACATAGTCCAAGCTTCTTGGTTCAAGTATGAAGACATCATCTTCCATCGTGGGCGGAATTCACCAGACCAACTAGCACGCTTTCTATCATCTAGCTCGGCTTCTATAGCCTTGAGTATAGTATCATGCAGATCTGGATTACGCTCTATTAATGATATATACTTAAGCTTGTTACGCTTCATATCATTATGTAGTGGACGGCCTTGATCCTTGCGTGGGTAGGCCAGTGCAAATTGATTCCAACAATCTTCACATCCTCGTACCTTAAATAAATCCAGTGCCTTTTGACGGAGCGTAAGAGAATCATCGGGCATCATCTTAATGAAGCCACGTTGTTGCAACTTTGCTTTGTCTATAGGTAGGATTTCTAGGTACTTTTCGAGTTGTTTACCGCTTTCACTTTTAATTAACATGTAAACAAACTCGCTCGGAGTCAGTTTGTTGCCCTTCAACTTTGTTAAGTTTAAAGACACTTTCATCGCAGTTTAAATATTTATCTAGTTCCTCTTCAGTTAAATTCATCAGCGCATCATCTGATAAACATCTTAATGTGTTGTCACACTCAATACAATTATTCATGACATAATAAATTACCATCATTGTCCCAATATTGTGCAGTGACAAGATATAAATATACATCATTTCTATTGATTTTACAACCAAATTCCATGCGTATTATATCTGTAACAGCATCAATATCTAGACTTTCTATATCCTCATAATAAAATTTTAAAACATTATATAAATGTCTTATCTCTACAAGATCAACCTGCTTTCCATTATAAGGACTCTTTTTCATATTTACATTTTAGAACGGTAGGGTCTCTTCCTTCAACATCTGAAGATAAGGGTCTATCGAAAACTCTTCAGTAAATGTATGTAATTTAGTATACTTTTCCAAAGCATTCATAGGGTGTGCAGATTTAAGAGCCTCAGTGCATGCATTATATGCAGACCATAGGTTTCTATCTGTAAACACCTGAGAATCAAACCACTCAGTGGTTGCTTTCTTAAGCTGTGCCCCATTAAGTATGCCTTGATTTACAAATAATTGTCCAAAATAATTACCTGCATCTGTATCGCTAAAATCTATTTCTTCCATAACTCGTTTACTTGTTACAGATTCTTCATAGCGACGATCTACATCGGCAAATAACTTTTGTATAAGTTTATCAAGATCTTCTTCTACATTTGGTGTATGTTTACGCATCTTAATAATATCACCTGTAAACATAAGATTAGAGCATACAAATACTGATGCTCCACCACATACACCTATAGGTAATGTCTTGTCATAAGAATTACGAAAGCCAATACTTCTATTCATACTGCTATCATTTGATAAACTACCACCGTGGTGAAATGTCATACTACCAAACATCTGTTGGCCCCTATGATTTATCTCTAGCTTCTCTTCAAAAGGTGCAGTATTGTAATGCTTTGTACCTGCTTCTTTAATTCTTGTTACTAATTCTTGGTGACTTACTGGTATGTAAGTTTCTGTTTGCTCTGGTGTCTTAATAAGACCCAGATCAGCGAAATGTACTAATTTTGCCATTGCTTCCGTCGGTTTTAGGGTATTTAATTGTTTTAACGTAACTATATTTTGGTGGTACTTTTGGATATTCATATCCAAATTGGAGCTGGAATATATCTTTTGTAACATATCCAGTAGTATCCTTTTCTTTTTTCTCCTTTTTCTCTTCTTCAACAAGAGGTTTGTAATTCAAATACTCTTTACTGGGCATCGTTATAAATTTTAAGTTCTAAGTCCATATCTATTCCTGCATCTTGTAATGCATTCTTAATCTTATCAACGTTAAAGAACATGTGGTCCTCGCAGCCACACTCCTGTTGATCTTTGCGCTCTTCCTCGTGTAAGTATAATACCATAAACACAAGGGATTCTATCTGTTCTTCGTTTAAAGTCATAATTAGAATATATATCTTATTGTATTCCAAGGTATAACTCTATCATGTAAAGCTTTGAATGCATCTATATATAAAGGCTTAACATGTCTAGCATACCTTATATTAGTTCCACCATATTGCGAGACTTTCTCTTCCTGTATTGCAGGATTCCATAGGTGTACTTCTGTTTCAGGGTGTTTTAATAAATTTTCCTCATGTTTCTTTTCATTATGTGTTAAAAATATTACTTCTGCTTTAACCTGATTTTTATACTCAACATAATCATTAAGCATAGTAAACAGTTCTTCATAATCCTCTAGCCAATTATCTTCTACAATAACAGGACTAAAGTTAATGTGTACATCATAACCTGCATCTATAAATGCATTGATAGCTTTGATTCTATCTATGATTTTAGATGTGCCTGGCTCATGTAGTGTAGACATATACTGTGGCATCAAACTAAACCTGATGCGTATCTTACCTTCAGGATTAAAGTTTGTAAATATAGGATTTACATACTTAGTAGCAAAACTACCCATTGCAACAGGATGATCTCTAAAGAATGTAAAGATCCTTTCCCAATCATAGTATTTAGCATGCAGTGCAAAGTCTTCGTTACAACTAATGTCGTACGTAGTATAATCTGCATGTGTCTGGTTGGGTTTCTCTACTGGTGTAAAGTATGCATGGTTGTTAAGCTCTGTAAGTATATCATGTATGTTTGTTGCTACACTCAATCCTTCAGGCTTATGGCGTTTCATATAACAATATGAGCAATTATATAAGCAGCCATAGCCAAAGGAAGGAGAAATAAAATCTGTGCTACGACCTGAGGGACGAATCAGAAATGTCTTTCGTATCGTCTTGGTTACCAGCATAGTTTGCCTGATTTATAACATTCTGTATATTACTTGCTATTTGTAGTTTTGCCACCTGTTCTATTAGCTTTTCGATTACCTTTTCGTGGCGATCCAGCCTTTCGCTGTTTTCTCTTTCTGTCATTTTCTTTTTGTTTTCGCTTTAATTTTAATGTTTCATATGCCACAAATAATAATATGACACATATTACTCCTAAAAATATTTCTATATTCATAATATAAAATTTAATTAAACTAATCAGGAGCAGGCGTATAACCGCTAAGTATTTGGCCTGCCCTGATTAGAAAAATGATGCAGCGTTCACGCAGCTTGCTCTCGCACTAAACTCTCCTGTAAATTAAATCCGAAAAACTTATGAATAAGTCAAAAATATGGAGAGTTATAAAATAGGCTCCCAGGTTTGGTATCGCAGTCTCGCGCTCGGTATCTGGGATGATTAGAGTTTAACCGTTAATCACTCATGCCTAATTTACACTGTAATCTCATCTATGCTTTCAGCCCACACTACATTCTGTCCTTCCTGCCGCTTGTTAAGCCACGAGACTTCCTGCGTGTTAGGCGCATAGAGATTAATAATAACTGCTGTTTTACCTGGTACATACCGAATGATGCGGCCTGTACGCTGTATGTTATCTAGTTTCTTAGAATTACCTGCAGCCACAATACCAAGAGAACAATCAGGTACATCAAAACCTGCATTCAGAGCTTTAACACTACTGATTACACGCTGCTTAGTTCTATTGTCCTTAAACTTCTTGAGTATCTCTATCTGCTCTTTCTTGCTACGTTTACTGTGGAAACTAAGACATATATCACCAAGCTCTTCTTGCACAGCATCTGCAAAATCTGTAGATGCAC